ATGCCGAAGTTCCGCAAGAAGCCCGTCGTAATTGACGCCGAGCAGTGGGACGGAACGGCCAGCGACGCCGGCCGGATCATCAGCTGGATCCTCGACAACCACCCCGACTCGCAGGTGCCGTCGTTCGCTGAGACGAACGAGACCGAGCACCGGCAGCACGCCGAGCTGCGCATCTCGACCCTCGAGGGCGTCATCACCGCGTCTCCGGGCGACTTCATCATCGTCGGCGTCCAGGGCGAGACCTACCCGTGCAAGCCCGACATCTTCACCTCGACGTACGAGCCGGTCGGTGGCTAGATCGGCAGCAGCTCGCCGCGCTGGTACACCTGACCGGTGACGGTGATGTAGCGGCCGGTGCTGTACCGCTCGACGTGCAGGCCGTCGTCCTGCGTTCGTACGGTGCCGGGCCCTGGCTCGGCGGTGCCCCAGATGTGCAGGCCGTCGCCGGACGGCGAGACCTCGATGTGGTGCCTCGGGTACGCATCGAGGAACCGTGCGGCAGCCGCGGTTGGGACGCCGTCGACCAGGCAGTGGTCGAGGTCGATGCACGCGAATCCGTCGCCGAGCACGAAGCCGAGTCCGGCACCGACCGTCGACGACGCGGCCGCCTTGTACGAGGCCCACGTCCGCGGGTTGGTGCTGCTCGCGAGAGTCCCATCGACCGTGAACGGCATCTTGCCGACGTCGCGGCGGACCCATCGGTCAGCCGCAGCCATCGCCTTCGGGATCGGATTGCGGTGCGCGTAAACGCGGCACTTGCTCGAGCAGAACCGGGCCTGCCGGTTCCGCGCGACGATCGACCGACCGCACCACTCACACGTCCTCACCCGTCCATTGTAACGGTTTTAGGCCCGGAAACCCGGGAGTTCCGAGGTTCATCATGGCGAAGGGCACGCTGCGTGCGGTCGGCCCGGACGAGAAGCCGCCCTCGCCGCCGAAGAAGCTCACCATCCTCGAAGCCATCGACGCGGGCGACCGCCTCGCCGAGCTCGAAGCCACCCACCGTCGCATCGGCCGCGCCGTGCAGGACGAAGAGACCCCCGCCCGAGACCTCGCCTCCCTGACGCGCCGGCAGATGGAGATCTCGAAGGAGATCGAGGCGCTGCGTCGTCAGGTCAAGGAGGAGCGAGCGGATGCCGCCAAGCTCGACGACGAAGCGTTCGACGCGGAAGCTATCTGAGGTCGCCCGGCACGTCATCGTTCCCACCGGCATCGTTTCGACGGGGTGGCCGGCGGTCGAAGCGCGCATCAAGGAGTTCGGCGACCAGTTCGACGAGTGGCAGCGCGGCAGCTCGAAGCTGATCCTCGCGAAGCGGGAGAACGGCGACTACGCGGCGACCGTCGGCGGCATCACGCTGAGCATCCCCCGTCAGGTCGCGAAGACGTACATGATCAGTCGGATCATCTTTGCCCTGTGCACACTGTTCCCGAACCTCACTGTTCTCTGGACCGCGCACCGTACCCGCACCGCGACGAAGACGTTCGCATCACTTCGCGGCTTCGCAGGCCGCAAGTCCGTCGCCCCGTTCGTCGCCAATGTCCGCGCCGTGAACGGCGAGCAGGAAATCCACTTCACCAACGGCTCCGTAATCATGTTCGGCGCTCGTGAGGGCGGCTTCGGCCGTGGCTTTGACGAGGTCGATATCGAGGTGTTCGACGAGGCGCAGATCCTCACCGAGAAGGCGCTTGAGGACATGGTCGCGGCGACCAATCAGTCCCGGTTCCCGGCTGGCGCGCTGCTGTTCTTCATGGGCACCCCGCCACGCCCGTCTGACCCGTCGGAAGCGTTCAAGCTGCGCCGCCGCGAGGCGCTGGCAGGCGAGACCGAGGACGCGGTGTACATCGAGTGCTCCGCCGACGAAGACGCCGAGCCCGACGACCGTGAGCAGTGGGCGATCGCGAACCCGTCGTACCCGCACCGCACCCCGCTGCGATCCATGCTGCGTTTGCGGAAGAACCTCCCGTCCGACGAGTCGTGGAAACGCGAGGCGCTGGGCATCTGGGACTCCGATCAGCAGGGTTCGCGGCTCATCACTGAGGAACAGTGGCGCGACACGGGCATTCAGACGGCACCGGCAGATGGTGTGCGCTCGTTCGGTGTCGCGTTCTCGCTCGATGGTTCCCGCGTCGCTGTGGCTGGTGCCGCAAAGCACGAGGACGGCGTGCACGTCGAGCTGGTCGATGCGCAGTCCGGGCACATGGGGTCGGGTATCGCATCGCTCGCGGATTGGCTGGCAGAGCGGTGGCGGAAGACGGCACTGATCGCGTTGTCGGGTCGCGCCGGCACTGAGGCGTTGCGGACCGCGCTGGTCGAGCGTGGCGTTTCGAAGTCGGCGATCCATGTTGTGTCGACGCCGGAGTACTTCGGGGCGAACTCGATGTTCCTCGACGCGGTGAAGGACAAGACGGTCACGCACCTCGCGACCGAAGGGCAAGCCGTACTCGATCGGTCCGTTTCTGTCTCTGACAAGAAGATGCGTGGCACCTCGGGTACGTGGGGGTGGAATGCGACGGTTCCTGGCGGCGACGAGACGCCTGTTGAGGCAGTGAGTGTCGCGTACTGGGCGGCCCGAACAACTAAACGAGTCCCCGGACGGAAGCAGGAGCGGATATGAGCGTCGTGTCGGCGTCCTGGCAGGTTCCCCGGTTTGTGGCAGGAGTCTCGGACCAGGAGCTCGACATCATCCGTGGCCTGTTCGTTACGTTGGCGGAGAAGTACCCGCGGAACGTGGTCCGGTCGATGTACTTCGACGGGAAGATGCCGTTGAAGCCGACGGGGAACATCCCGCAGGAGGCTATGCAGCGTATTCAGGCGGTGTCGGACTGGCCGGAAAAGGCTGTTTCGGCGCTTGCTGAGCGGTCCGTGTTCGAGGGTTTCGTCACGCCGGGCGGCTTGCAGGATCCGTTCGAGTTGGGCGGCATCCTCGACGCGAACCGGTTCGATCTCGAGCTGCCGCAGGCGATTACGTCGGCGTACAAGCACTCGTGCTCGTTCATCACGACTGCTCGTGGCGACGTGCAGGCTGGCGAGCCCGAAGTGGTCGTTATGGCGCGTTCGGCTGAGTGGTCGACGGCGATGTGGGACAAGCGCCGCCGTACGGTGTCTGCGGCGCTGACGTTGAAGGACTGGGATTCGTCCGGGCAGCCGAGCTCGATGGACGTGTTCCTCCCCGACGTTGTGCTGTCGATGACGAAGCGTCCGTCGGGCTCGTGGGTCACTGAGCGCCGCCCGAACGCGCTGGGCGAGGTGCTGGTCGAGCCATTGGCGTATGACCCGCAGATCGACCGTCCGTTTGGCCGGTCGCGGATCAGTCGCCCGGTGATGAACATCACGGATCACGCCCTGAGCACGATCGTGCGCACCGAGATTTCGGCGGACTTCTACGCGGCGCCTCGGATGATGGCGCTCGGTGTGACGAAGGATGCGTTTGCGAGTGGCAAGTGGGAAGCCGCGATCGATCGTTGGTTCGCGATCACGAAGGACGAGGACGGTGACGTCCCGACTGTGCAGCAGTTCGCGCAGATGACGATGCAGCCACTCACGGACCTGTATCGCATGTATGCAACGCAGTTCTCCGGCGCCACGGGTGTGCCTGTCGCGAACCTTGGGATCGTGACGGACAATCCGCCGTCGGCTGAGGCGTTGTTCGCTGACGACCGCCGGCTAGTGAACACTGCGAAGCGGCAGAACCGCATCATGGCGTCGTCGTTGCGGCGTGTGGCGCAGAAGATCGTCCGCCTCCGTGACGGGTCCGGCCTGACGCCGGAGCTGCAGCAGCTTGACGCGTCGTGGGCTAACCCGGCGTTCACGTCGCCGACTGCAGCAGCAGATGCGCTGCAGAAGCTGTCGCTGGTGTTCCCGTGGCTGTCTGAGTCGGAGGTTGCGCTTGAGTTTGCGGGCTTCTCGCAGACGGAGATCACGCGGCTTCTGTCGGACAAGCGGCGCTCTCAGACGACGAATGCGCTGAGTGCGCTGTCGCAGCTGGGTAAGACGACGGGAGCGCAGACGGGTGACAACCAGGGCTGACGTGACGCAGCTTCGTGATGCGGGGCGCGGTGTTGTCGCGTTGGCGCAGCAGGATCTGCGCGCGTTCTGGGACACGCTCGACTTGTCCCGGCCGGAAGCGGCGCGGGACGAGCTCGTTGAGTTCGTCCCGCAGCTGGTTCGAGAGTACGGCGACGTGGCGGCCACGGTCGCGGCGGAGTGGTACGAGCAGGTCCGGTTCGACGCGGTTGGCCCGTTCAACGCGACGACGGTGAACGCGACGGATGCCGGGCAGGTGCAGGGCGGTGTCCGGTATGCCGCCGGCAACTTGTTCGGCGATGACCCGGCGTCGATGCTGGCGGTGCTTGTTGGCGGTGTGCAGCGCTACGTGCTCGCGTCGCAGCGGGGAACGGTTGCGCGGAACGTGCAGCTGGACCCGTCGAAGCCTCGGTTCGCTCGAGTGCCGACGGGCGCGAAGACGTGCGCATGGTGCACGCTGCTCGCCTCCCGCGGCTTCGTGTACCTCACGAAGAGCACTGCGGCGGCAACTGACCACTACCACGACGACTGCGACTGCCAGGCGGTCGCGGAGTGGGAAGCGGACCGGCACTACATCACCGGCTACGACCCGGACGCGATGTACGACAAGTACCTCGAAGCGCGGTCCGCGGCAGACGCTGCAGGTCTCCGCCTGACGGACAAGAACATCGCGACTCAGATGCGCGCGCTCTACCCGGACGCGTTCACCGACAGTCACACCCACTAGACCACCCGCATGGTGCGGGTTCAACGCCTACCCGAGCGGTAATCGGGGCATGAAGGAGCAGAACGATGGATTTCCCCGTCACGATCGACGACCAGGACTCGTTCGACGCGCTCGTCAAGGATCGGCTTGCCCGTGAGAAGACGAAGCTCGATGAGGCCGTGTCTCGCGCTGAGACTGCTGAGGCGAGCATCGCCGCGGTGGAGAAGGAACGCGACGAAGCCGTCAACCGTGCCACCACCGCTGAGGAGCGTGCAACGGACCTCGCCGGGAAGGTGGAGACGTTCGAGTCGCAGAAGCAGCTGAACGACTGGCGTGCTGAGGTCGCGAAGGCGGCCGGCGTGCCGGCGAACGCGCTGCGGGGAACCACCAAGGAAGAGCTCGAGGCGCACGCGTCAGAGCTCAAGCCGCTCATCACGGCCTCTCGTGGGCCGATCATCCCCGGTCAGGGCGACGTGCCCGAGACCAAGACGGACACCGCCGCAGCAGCGGACCGGGAGTTCGCCGACTTCCTCACCGGTCACCACTCGGCCGACTGAACCCAAGGAGCATCATGCCCACCCTGAACACTTCGGGGCTGTCGTCCTTCGACATCCCCACCAACCAGCTCGGCCGTATCGCCGAGCGCGTGCAGAACGACTCTGTTCTCGCGGCGCTGTCGCCGGAGCGACCCACGCTGTACGGCGACGTCAAGGCGGTGAAGATGTCGCGCAAGCCGCGCGCGCAGATCGTCGCCGAGGGCGCGCAGAAGACCTCCGACACGGCGGCGTGGGACAACGTGATCGCCTCGCCGATCAAGTTCCAGACGACCGTCCGCATGACCGACGAGGTCAAGTGGGTCGACGAGGACCACCGCCTTGAGATCGTCCAGGATCTCACCGACGCTGTCGCCGAGTCGGCGAGCCGAGCGGTCGACCTGATCGGCATCCACGGCATCAACCCGATCACGGGCACCCGGGCCACCTCGGTCACGTCGTACCTGAACCAGACCACCAACCGGACGACGGCCGGCTCCAAGCCCACCGACGAGCTCATCGCAGCGGTCGGCGGCATTGCCGGCGGCAACTACCAGGCGACGGGCATGGCGCTCGACGCCGGGTACGCGTTCTCGCTCGCCACCGAGCAGTACAACGATGGCCGCGACCGCAACCCTGGGCTCGGCTTCGGTACTGGCCTCCAGAACTGGAAGGGCCTGCAGGTCGCGACGTCGTCGACCGTGTCCGGTCAGCCCGAAGCTGCCGACACCAAGCTCCGCGCGCTGGTCGGTGACTACACGCAGGTGAAGTGGGGCTTCCAGCGCCGCTTCCCCGTCGAGGTCATCGAGTACGGCGACCCGGACGGCGGCGGCGACCTCAAGGGCAACAACCAGATCGCGTACCGCGTGGAGGGCGTCATCTACGTCGCGATCTTCGACCTGGACGCGTTCGCCGCTGTCGACGCGCCCACAGCCTGATGCCGCTCTTCGTCACGCCGACTGGCGTGGAGATCGAACTGTCGGAGGCTGCCGCGTCGCGTGTGGGTTACAAGCCCAAGGGCGACGAGCAGCCGAAGATGGCGCGTAAGCCGCGGCAGTCGAAGGAAGACCAGTAGCAGGGAGGGGCCGTCATGGCTGATTCGTTTGCATCTACGGATGATCTCGAGAAGCGGTGGCGGCCCCTCACCGAGGCGGAGCGGGACACGGCGGAGGTGCTCCTTGAGGACGCTTCCGTCGAGGTCAGATCCGCTCTCGCCCGCTCGGGCGTCACCGTGGTGGACGCGGACGCGGCGAAGCTCGTGGTCTGCGGCATGGTGAAGCGCAGCATGATCGCTGGCGACACTGCGGCTGGTGTCACGACGACGCAGGAGACCACGGGGCCCTTCTCCCGGTCGTTCACGTACTCGAACCCGACTGGGGACCTGTACATGACGAAGCGGGAGAAGCAGCTGCTTGGGCTTGGTCTGCAGACGGCGTTCACGATCCCGATGGGGTCGGTCGATGGGTGAGACGGTTGTGCTCATCACTCGTGAGCAGACCGGTGTCGACCGGTACGGGAAGCCGACGTTCACCGACGTTGAGACGCCGGTTGATGGTGTCGCTGTAGCCCCCGCCACGTCGACAATCGATCCGTCTACCGGCGCCGTCATCACAACGGGTGGCATGACTCTGTACCTGCCCGCCGCCGTCACGTCCGGCCCGGACGCACGTTTTCGTGTGCGCGGTGTCGAGTACAAGGCGCGCGGCGGTTCGGAGAACTGGCGCGCGTTCTACTCGCAGTGGCAGCCGGGGAACGTCGTGCACCTTGAGGACCGGGACTACGCCGATGGGTAGCGGTCGTGTCGTCATTAACCGCAAGGGTTTCGGCGAGCTAATGGTGTCCTCCGAGATGGAGGCGACCCTCCGTCCGTTCGCTGAGCAGGTCGCCGCACGTGTACCCGGTTCGGACATCGTGCCAATCCGCACTGGTGTTGGTACCGGCAACGCTCGCATCCGGTTCCGGGTGCAGAACGAGGTAGCGGCGCGCGCTGAACTGGTGTCTGCGATCCGGGCTGTCATTGGCCGCGCGAAGGAGGTGTGAGGCCTGGTGTACGGCATCCTCTACGGCGATGTCATCGCTCACCTGATCAGCCGCACTCGGGATCTGCTTGCCGCGCGTCCGGAGTCGTACGCGCGATCGGTGGAAGTGTCGAACCGCAAGTCGGCGAAGAGCACTCGAGCTGTCGTGTTCACGACGAGTCCGGGTGGTGGCACCAGCAACACTCTTCGAACGTCGTACGTGACTGTGGACGTCATTGCCAACGATGAGGGCGACACGGTCGACCTGGTGAACCTCGTCCTCGCGCTCGTCACTTCTCGTGGCGGCGGCGGGCTTGTCGGTTCCGGGCCGATCGCTGACCTCAACGTGAACGGCGGACCGAACGCGGACCCGAGTGTCGACGGTTTCTTCAAACAGACCGCCGAGCTCGAAGTTCGGCATCGCGGCGTGAATCTCTAACCGCCGCACTACCTCAAAGCCCTGCCACTGGTGGGGCTTTTCGCATTCCTCCCCTCCGAGCCGGGGACAACAGGGGCCACCGTGCCCGCAACCACCGACGAAAGGGCACCCCAGTGGTACTCAAGGCAGATAACGTACGGGTTGCCGTCACGGGCGCGGTCTACAACGCGCCCAAGACCGCCACCCGCCCCACCGATGCGACAGTCGCACTCACTGGCTACGCCGACCTCGGCTACGTCGGCGACGGCGGTGTCACCGAAACCCGCGACCGGTCCACGAACCAGATCCGTGGCTGGCAAAACGGCGCCCTCGTCCGCGAGGTCGTCACTGAGTCGTCGATCAAGTACAACTTCATCCTCCTCGAGACGAAGAAGGAGACCATCGAGCTCTACTACGGCTCGAAGGTCGGTACCGACGGTTCGGTGAAGATCAACCCGGCGAAGACGGGTGGCCGGCAGCGGTTCGTCATCGACGTGATCGACGAGGACGAGATCATCCGCATCGACGTCCCGGACGGGGAGGTTACCGAGGTGGGCGACCAGGTCTACGTCAACGGTGAGGCGATCGGCTACGAGGTCACCGTCACCGGCTACGAGATGACCGACACCACCACCGGTGAGACGTACTCCGCGGTCAAGTGGTACGGCTCCCTCGACACGGAGGGGAACTGACGATGGCGGCGAAGGACAAGGTGTTTGTTCGGCACACGCACACCGGTGAGATCCGAGAGGTGACGTCGGAGCAGCGGGACGTGCAGGACAAGAACTACTGGGTGCGCATCACTGGCGATGTGAAGCCGACACAGCCCGAGGCAGACGGTCCCGCTGAGGCGGAGATGCCGGCCCCGAAGACCACCCCGAAGGCGACCACGCCCAAGGAGTGACCGACCGGTGTGCCGGGGCGCTCGGGCCCCGGCACACCTTCACCCCTACCCGAGCACTCCACCGAGCTAGGAGAAGCACATGAGTGAGACCACCGCCGTCAAGGCGCTGCAGATCAAGGCGAAGAGCCGCCCCGCCCTCGTCGTCGAGTACGACGGCACGGAGTACACGCTGCCGGGTCGTATCCCGTCGGAGATCATGACGATCCAGGCTGAGTACAAGCGGCCGAAGAACACCGCGAAGGATGTTCAGGAGCAGTGGCAGCGTGACCTGGGTGTCGCGGCGATCAACAAGTTCTACGAGCTCGTTGTCCCGGAGGCGTTGAAGGGTGCGCTCGACATGGAAGACCTCGGTGCCGTGTTCGAGGCGTGGTCGGAGCATGTCGGCCTGGGGGAATCCAAGGACTCCAGCAACTAGCGGAGTCCTACCCCGACGAGCTCGTCTGGGAGCTCCACAAGCTCGGCTTCGAGCTGGTGGAGGACGGCACCATTCTTAATGCCCGCGGCGAGGTGGTCGACCACATGTTAGTCGACCGCCTTTTGCGTGTCGCGACGCGGGAGCCGTCTTCGGTTCTGTATGCGGCGCAGCACGGATGGGACTTCCCCGTGTCTCGCGAGTGGATGGCCGCCGCGGACCTGTTCGACGCGGTTCAGACGCTGATCAAGGTCACTGCGGGCAGCAACCGCAAACCGAAGCCGTACCCGCGCCCATGGCCCGATTCCGCGTCGAACCGGTTCGGCAAAACGAGCCTCTCCCCGGCAGCAGCACGGGAGGTGCTGCGAAGGAACAAGGAAGGGCTGATCGATGCCTACTGAATCCGCGGTCGCCTACGTCAGCATCGTCGTCAGCGCAAAGTCTGTCGGTAAGCAGATTGAGAAGGAGATCAACCCGGACGCTGTTGGTTCCTCGGTTGGCCAGAAGGTCGGCGCGGGGCTCACTCAGGCGATCGGTAAGACCCTGCAGGCGGGCGCGACGACGGTTGTGGCGGCTGGTGCTGCTGCGATCGGCGCCGCGCTCGTCAAGGGCTTCAACCGGCTGACGGCGATCGATCAGGCGACGGCGAAGCTGAAGGGTCTCGGCAACTCGGCGTCGGACATCACCGCGATCATGGACAACGCGCTCGCGTCGGTCCGTGGGACGGCGTTCGGCCTCGACGCGGCTGCGGGTGTCGCTGCTGGCGCGGTCGCTGCTGGCATCAAGCCTGGCGAGAAGCTGCAGCGTGTTCTGGGTCTTGTCGCTGACTCGGCGACGATCGCCGGCACGGACCTGAACTCGATGGGTTCCATCTTCAACAAGGTGGCCGCGTCGGGAAAGCTGCAGGGCGACGTCATCGCGCAGCTGCAGGACGCCGGTGTTCCGGTGCTGCAGTTCGTGGCGAAGGAGATCGGGAAGACCGCCGCTGAGACGTCGAAGCTGGCGTCCGACGGGAAGATCGACTTCGAGACATTCGCGAACGCGATGGAGGCGGGCCTCGGTGGGGCCGCGAAGTCGTCGGGTGACACGTTCACCGGCGCACTCGCGAACGTCGGTGCGTCGCTGGGTCGTATCGGCGCGAACCTCGAGAAGGGTTTCTTCCCGAAGCTTGCCCCCCTGTTCCAGCAGATCACCACCGTCATGGGGCCGCTCGAGGATCGCGCAACGGTCATCGGTGAGGCTGTCGGCGCGAAGGTCAACCCGGCGCTCGACAAGCTGTCGGCGCTGCTGACGAATGGCACTGACGCGTTCAAGGGCATGAGTGCGATCCTCGCGCCGCTGGGTGGGCTGTTCCTAGCACTGGGTGCCGGGGGGCTCGGTAGCTTCCTTGCGGCGATCCCCGGGCTCGGCGGTCTTGCTGGTCCGCTTGCTGCTCTCGGAGGCCCGCTTGGCCTCGTGGTCGGCGCGCTCGGCGGCCTGGTCGCGGTTAGCCCGGAATTGCGGTCGGCTATCAGCGGTTCAATCGGCCTGTTCGCTCAGTACGCAACCATTTTGGGCAACGGATTTGCGCCCGTTGTTTCGAGCATCCTGACCGAGTTGGGCAACCTAGTTCAGGCCATTGGTGGGACGCTGGCTACCGCAATTCAGGCTGCGGTTCCGATAGCTCTGCAGATGGTTGCAGTTCTCGGTATCGCACTCGCCCCTTTGCTGCCCGTGGTGGCGCAGCTGTTCGCAAGCCTTGGGCTGGTGCTGACAAACGCTTCGCCGCTTATCACGGTGCTAGCGGGCGTGGTGTCGGAGCTGGTCTCCGCGCTGGCCCCGCTGGTGGTCGCGGTCGGTACCGGCCTGGCGACTGCCCTGTCCGTTGCGATGCCGTACGTGGCGGAGCTGTCGTACAAGTTACTGCCGCTGGCGACGTGGATCGGCAAGAACACGGAGCTCGTCACCGCTCTGGCGCTTGCGGTCGGTGGCGGGGTCGTCGCATTCAAGGCGTACCGCGGCGTCGTCGGCGCCGTGAACGGCGTGCAGCAGGTGCTGATCGCCCGCTCCTACGGCGTGACCGGGGCGACGTACGCTCAGGCGGCCTCGGGCCGGGTAGCGACGGCCGTAAACAAGACGATGGCTGCATCGTCGCGGATTGCTGCTGCAGCTCAGTGGTTGTTCAACGCTGCTCTCCGCGCGAACCCGATCGGCATCGTCGTCACGGTGCTCGGCGCTCTCGTCGCGGGCATCATCTACGCCTACAACAACATCGGCTGGTTCAAGGACTTCGTCGATGGGGCGTTCAAGGTCATCGGTGACGCCGCTCAGACGGTCGGCGGCTGGTTCGTGTGGCTGTACGAGAATGCCATCAAGCCGGCTGTGGACTGGATCGCTCAGGCCGCTACGTGGCTGTGGGCAACGATCCTGCAGCCCGTGTTCAACGCGATCGCTTCGGTCATCAAGTTCGTGGTCGATCTTGTGGTCGCGTACTTCAAGGTGTGGGCCGGCATCTTCCAGTGGATCGGCGATGCCGCGTCGTACATGTACTTGAACTACCTGCAGCCGATCTTCGAGCTCGTCGCGGCGATCTTCACGAAGCTGATCGCGCCCGTGTTCATGTGGCTGTGGGAGTCGGTCATTCAGCCGGTGTTCCAGTGGATCGGTGCCGCGATCAGCTTGTGGTGGCAGGCCACGCAGATCGTTTTCAACGCGGTTGTCGGTTTCGTCCGCGACACGCTTGGCGTCGTGTTCAGCTGGTTCAGCGACACGGTGGGATCGGTCTTCGGGTTCATCGGTGGCGTGTTCAGTGCCTGGTGGAACCAGATCGTCCTGCCGATCTTCAACGCGGTCGTCGGGTTCGTGCAGAACACGTTGGGGCCGATCTTCAAGTGGCTGTACGACACGATCATCAAGCCGGTGTGGGACGGGATCGGTAAGGCGATCTCGTGGGCGTACGACAACATCATCAAGCCGGTCATCGACAACCTGAAGTACTACTTCGGTGAGGTCATCCCGGCTGCGTTCAACCTGTTCAAGGACGCTGTCGGTAAGGCTTGGTCGGCGATCCAGGATGCCGCGAAGGCACCGATTCGGTTCGTGGTCGAGACGGTCATCAACGACGGCATCATCGGCAACTTCAACAAGGTCGCTGAGTTCTTCGGAACGAAGAAAATGCCTGAGGTGCAGCTGCCGAAGGGCTTTGCGGGCGGCGGCATTCTTCCGGGGTCGTCGCGCATGTCTGACGGCGACGATCGCCTCGTTCCTATGCGTGGCGGGGAGGGCGTGCTGGTCTCGGAAGGTCTTCGGACCGCTGCTGACCGTGCCGCGTTCATGATGGCGAACGCTGCTGGACGGCGGGGCGTTGGGTTCGCGTCTCTGCTGTCCGGCGGTTACGCAAAGGGCGGCATCGTCGGTGCTGCGTCTGGTGCGTGGGATTGGATCGCGGGCAAGGCTGGGAAGGCGTGGGATTGGGCGGCGAATGCTGCTCAGACTGCGGCTTCGGTCGTGTCTGACCCGTCGGGGACGCTCGGCAAGCTGGTGAACGGCATCGCTGCGCAGATCCCCGGAGCCGGCGGGATCCTCGAGCTCGCGAAGAGCATGGGCGGGAAGATCCTCGACGGCGCCGTGGAGGCGCTGCGGAAGCTTGCTGACCTTGGAACGGGCGTGTTCGGCGGCAACGGCCAGAACGGGCAGCTGCCGTCTACGGACCTCGGTAAGGCGATGGGGTTCGCTCCGGGCTCTGGTGTGGGCGCAACGGGTGGTTTGCTGCGGAAGGCTGCAGCGAACGCTTGGAACGCCGCGTACCAGGCCTCGGGCGGCGCGCTGAGTCTCACTGAGGGTTACCGCGATCTGGCGGCGCAGCAGTACCGGTGGTCGCTGTTCAAGAAGGGCGGCAACCTTGCTGCAGCACCGGGAACGTCGCAGCACGGTTTCGGGCTCGCGGCGGACGTCGCGGGCGGGCAGTCGTGGCTTCGTGCGAATGGTGCGAAGTTCGGCTGGGCGAACACCGGGCTCGGGTTCTCGCAGCGAGAGCCGTGGCACTTCGAGTTCAAGGGTGTACCTCAGCTCGCGGCCGGCGCTCTCGTTGGCCGCCGGCCGGGCGGGACGCTCGTGAACGTTGGGGAGGGCCGCTACGACGAGGCGGTGGTCCCGCTGACGCCTGCGTTCAAGGACGGGTTCGGGGCTGGCGGTCAGCGGGTGGAGGTGTACGTCCAGAACCCGTTCGGAAGCGACTACCTGCTTGCGCAGGTGTCGGAGGTAGCGGACGCACGGGTCGCTGATGCGTTCGCTGCCGATCAGCGGGTCGCTGATCGAGGGGTACGACTGCCGAGCTGATCGGCGTGAAGGGAAACCCGATGACGATCGTTGACGGCGGTAACGCGTTCTCGACGTTCACGGACGTCCTCGACGGCGGGAACGCGTTCACCGTGTACCCGCTGCCGGGGCCTGACGTGACACTCCTCGGAGGTGAGACGACCGCCCCGACGGCGCTGCTCGAGCTGACGGAGCTCCGGCCGGGGACGGCGTCGTTGACGATGTACCGGTCGTTCGCGGGGTACGACGGCCGCACCGTTGACATGACGGTGCGGTCGGCGATTCGGGAGTACGCGGTCGGAGCGTTCTCCGGTTCGGATGCGGAGATCCCAATCGGGGTGCCGGTGTCGTACTGGGCGGAGATGTTCGACGACGCCGGCACTTCGTTGGGTCGCACCGAGTCGACGACGGTCACGTTCCCGAGCGTTGACGGGAACGTGGCGTGGATTTCCGACCCGCTCGACGAGACGTCCGGTGTCCGGGTGCTGATGATCGACCAGGCCGGGAACGCGTTGTCACGGCCGGTGGCGGGGAGCCGGTATCAGGTCGGGTTTCGGACGGTGGTGCTCGCTGGTACGCGGACGCTGCTCGTCGGGCAGGACATGTCGTTCCTGACGGAGACGGTCGCCGATCGCCTCGCGATCTACCGGCTGATGGAGGACACGGGTGGGTTGATCCTGATCCGGTCCGCGCCACCGAAGGACGTGCCGCGGCTCCTCTACTGCTGGGCGTCCGACCCGAAGGCGACCACGTACCAGACGGATTCAGGGATGGATCTCACCCGCTGGGTGAACCCGGTCGACGAGATCTCCCCGATCGAGGGTGATGTCGCGGTCCCGCGTGTGCCGTGGCAGGTCTACATCGACGCGTTCCCCACTTGGGGAGACGCGATGGCTGCGTACTCGACATGGCTAGACGCGAAACGGAACCCGCCGGGAGGCTTCTGATGGTGCTGAACCTCGGCGACGACTACCTGAACGCGATCGAGCAGTCCGGTGTCCGCCGGGTCGAGGTGACGGCGTTCTACGGCTCCGACCAGACGATCCCGGGGCCGAAGTACCCGACGCTGACCACCGTGCCAATCACGTCGGACGGATCGCTCGAGTTCAGTGGGTCAGGTCAGTCGCAAGCGTCGGGGACTATCAACTTGCGACGTGACGGCGACGTGTCACTAGTCCCGAAAGCGTTCACGGACCCTCTGGCGCCGTTCGGGCAGGAAGTGGTGCTCCGGTACCACCTCGAGTTCGGTGGGCAGTCGTGGGACGTGCCGCTCGGCCGGTACCGAATCAAGTCGGTTCCAAAGGCTCAGGAGTACTTCCGCCGGTTCCCGTCGATGGCGAAGGTCGTCGGATGGGAGGCGGAGCTGTCGATCACGGACCTGTTCGACCGGTTCGACGACGAGCTCGACTCGCCGGCGCCCGCGGATGGTGCGACGAGCACATGGGATGAGGTGGCACGGCTCTCCCCGATCCCGATCATCCGGTCTCTGCCTGACCAGCCGCTCCCGTCTGGGCTGACGTACCAGGGCCGGCTGGACGCGATCGCGCAACTGCTGTCGAACCTCGGCGGGGAACCACACATCACCCGTGAGGGCGCGCTGACCGCTCGTGCAAAGGACGGGTGGCTGACGGCCACACAGGCGGTCGCGACGGTGCGTGGAACGTTGACGCTGTCGGACGGCATGTCGAACGCGCTCTACAACCGGGTGAAGGTGTCGAACCCGAACGACGCGACGATCATCGCCGTCGCGCAGATCGACGACCCGTCGAATCCGCTGTCGGTCACGTCGCCGCTGGGCCCGCGGACGTACGCGTACTCGTCTCCGCTGATGGACACGGCAGCGAAGGCCGCGAAGGCCGCTGAGACGGTCCTCGCGCGAGTGTCAACGCAGCAGTCCCGCAGCGTGGAAGTGACGTGCCTCCCGCGTCCCGATCTGGAGCTCGGCGACTTCATCGAAGTTGTCGACGAGGTCGCCGGCCGGAAGGTGCGAGGCGAGGTGGCGAAGATGACGTTCTCGAACGATGCGACCGCCTCGATGTCGTTGTCGCTGACGGTTGCTGGTGTCGCGTGACGGCCGCGGAGGCGCAGGCGGTGCAGCTTGCGGGTCTCAGCCAGGGCATGTCCGACTATCAGCGTGGCACGTGTGTTGCGGTGCGGTGGGAGACGCTTGAGGCGCAAGTGAATCTGCGCGGATCGACCTACTGGATGCCGATGGCTGGTGTGTCACCGGTCCCGCAGCGCGAGTGCTGGGTTGGGTTCCTCGGCGCGAAGCCAATGTGCCTCGGCCCTGTGCCTCGGCCCGCGCTCGGCGTCGTACAGTCGGCGCCCGCCGGCGGCCTGGTGTCGGTGAAGGCGGACGACGACGCCGTGTACTCGCTCGCGAACACAGAGCTCGAGCTCGTGGCCGGGCAGCGGGTGCTGATCCAGTGGGACGGCGGCGGCTCCGTCGTCGGCGTCCTCTCCGCCGACCCGGTCACCCACGACGACCTGATCCCGGACCCGCCGGTGATCCGCCCGCCGGACGGTGGGGCGCCGCAGCCGGTCGTGTTCAACGCGACGGACTCGGGCACGCAGAACGGGTCCGGGCTGACGGGCGCCGGGTCGTTCTGGACGGCGCAGGTGTACTGCGGAGACTCGACGCTCGGCGCGTTCCTCTACGGCGGCCAGATGGCGAACACCATCCCCGACAACGCGAACTGCACCGGGATCCGGATCTACGTCGACGCGGTCTCCTCGCGCGGCAACCCGCCGCGGTTCGGCCTTCACTCGTTGGACGCGAAGACCGGGCAGCTCGTCGTCGACCACGTTTACCAGCCGCCGGAGGGCGGCGGGACCGGGTGGAAGACCCTGCCCGTCGAGTGGGCCGGGATCCTCGCCCGTGGTGAGCGTCGCGGCATTGCGACGGCGCACGGCGGCATCCACATCTATTCGCCAGCAGGGCAGCGGAACAGCGGCGCCCTCGAGATCACCTACGGGAGCAGCTGATGGCAGGCAAGACCGGGTACCCGACAGTCGCGAACACGGACAAGATGGACGGTCCCGCGCAGATCACCGAGGTCGCGAAGCACTTCGACGACCTGATCGATTTCACCGTCGATGACGCGACGAAGCTGCCGCAGTCGGGGAACTGGGTGGGCCGTCAGGCTCGCGCCCTCGACACCCGGAAGGTGTACGTGTGCACGGCGCTCCCGTCGACGTGGGTGGGCGAGGAGGCGTACGCGACCTTCTCGACCCTGATCAGCGGCCTGCCGGACCGTTCGTACCCGAACGCGGGACTGATCACGCCCGTGCCGACGCTGACGAAGAACGCATCGTGGGCCTCGATCGCGTCCGACGGGTCGCTCGTGCTCGCGGTGGGCGTGTACCTGATCAGCTGGGACGTCGGCATGGGCGTCGCCGCGGTCGGCACCGGCCGTAGCGGCTTCGTGCAGATCAGCGACTCCGGCGGCGGCCGCGTGGCCCGCGCGACGGTCGGCACGGGTGAGGACTCGACGACGGCCACGGGTGTGCTGCTGCAGACCTCGGCCGGCTCGGTCGGCTTCTCGCTGCTGAAGACCGGCGGCGGCACGCCGGACGTGCGGGGGACGATCCGGGTGGTGAAGCTCGCATGAGCGCGAACGGTCAGCTCTCCGACGCCGAGCTCGTCGTCGTCCCGAACACGGCGGACATCACCACGATCGGGGTGCAGCGCGTCGCCGTCGCGGTGCTGCCGTACCTGCTCGCCGCGGCGGCCGAGTTCCGGCAGGAGACCGGGCAGAAGCTCGTCCTCGCCGAGGGCTACCGGCCGCTCGCGACGCAGATCGACTACTTCAACGCCCGCTACCACGTCGTCGCGTCCGGCGGCGTCTGGTGGAACGGGAAGCGGTGGGCGAAGAACGCCGGTGCCGCGACCGCCGCGGTACCGGCGACGAGCCCGCACGGGAACGGCGGCGCGGCCGACCTCTGGTCCGGCATCGACACATCGTTCACGTCGGCGAATCACCGGGTCTGGGTCCGCGTGTCCGCGAAGTACGGGTGGACGAACACCGGAACCGGCTTCGGAGAGCCCTGGCACCAGGAGTGGTCCGCCGCCCGCGTCACGAAGCGCGTCACCCTCACCGCGGCGCTCGTGCGCCCGGCCGCCTCGTCCGGAGCGATCACGAACACCATCACCGGCCGCCCGGCGGCCACGAGCGTCCAGGAGGACGACATGCCCAGCATCGAGCTCGTCAAGCAGGACGGGGACACGTCCGGCACCGTGTGGATGTCCCGCGACCGGATGGAGCGCCGCCCGCTGACGGCGGCCGACTTCGCGGACGTCGCGTACTGGGTCGGGAAGCAGTTCGGCGAGGACGTGGCGAAGGTGCAGGTCGTGCGCAGCCTCACCGCGTTCGGCGTCGACATCTCGGCCCGCCCGGACACGTACGAGCTCGTCAAGGACGCGAACGGCGACGGCACCGTCTACCTCTCGTTCAACCGGGTGCTCCTCGTCCCGCTGACGGCCGAGTCGCTGCCGGCGCAGGTGTGGAAGCTCGGCAAGCGCGGCTACGACACCACCGTCTCCCTCACCGACAACCTGGCCGCGTTCGGCGCGGCCCTGCACGCCTAGGAGGCCTGCCATGTTCCAGCGCTACACCACCGCCCTGCTCCCGCTCGGAGTGCTCGTCGTCGGCGTGCTCCTCGTCGCGTCACAGGCGGGCACCTCGCTGCTCGGCTGGCAGACGATCACGCAGCTGCTCATCCTGCTCGCCACCATCGGGTCGGACTTCTGGCTCAAGCTCGTCCCGGGCCGGTGGGCCGGAGCGGCGAAGACCGGCGCGGCCATCGTCGGAGCCATCGTCTCCGCGCTCGTCGCCTACGTCCCGGACGGGCACTTCACGCAGACGACCTTCCTCCTGTTCCTTACCGCGGCGCTCAAGGCGGTCGCGACGGAGGTCGGCGTGCAGATCCGGGTCGACGCCGCGAAGGTCATCGACGCCGGCTCGACGCTCAGCTCGAGCGTCCTTTCGGGCACCGTCGTCGTCGACCCGCACAAGGTGTCCGACGGTGACCCCGCGATCGTCGGCTCCGAGCCCGCGGTGACGACGCCGTGAGCCGTGGCACGTCCGTGCCGGGCAGGCTGCTCGCCGCATCGATCTGGGGGCCCGGCGCGATCAGCGGCTCCGACGATCGCGTGCGCGGTCTCCTCCGGGTGGCGCTGCCCACGGTCGACGTCGCGCTCGTGCTGTTCGGCCTCGGCGGGTTCCTGTCGGGGATCCCGGCGCTCCGCGACGTCTTCGACCCGCTCTACGCCGAGGTCTGGTCCGCTGCGCTCGGCGCCGCCGCGCTCGGCTGCCTCGTCGGGCTCGCGTTCCCCGCGCGCCTCTGGCGAGTCGAGCGGACCGGCAAGGCGGTCCTCGCCGCGATGCTGACCGTCTACGGCGGCGCGCTGATCTGGGCGGGTATCGCGACCGACGACCTCGGCCGGTCCGCTGTCGGGTTCATCCCGGTCGCGCTCGTCCCCGTGCTCGTCTGGAGGATCCTCGACGTGACGAAGGACGCGAAGCGGAACCGCTGGCGAGGAGCTCCGCGGTGA